GGACAGCAAAGTAACTTATTTCACTAACGATCCTAAATCTGCCAAAAGGATAGAAAGAGCCTTTTTGGGAGACCCGATGTATAAACAGCAAATTATTATATCTCGCCATCCCGTGGATGTATTAAGGATGGGGGAGGTAGGAACCGGTGGCGTGAAGACGTGCCATGCAGAGGGATTCTTGTATTTCGATTGTGCTGTCGAGGAGTCAAAGGGAAACGGTTTGATAGCCTATCTTGTTGATTCCGCTCAATTACAGGGATTCTTGAGGGGCGAGCAACGCCTGGGGGTTGCAGCGGAAGAATACATCAAAGAGCATTTTCTTGGTTATACCCTTCGCTGGCGGAAGATATATGAAAAATATACCGAATTGATTGATTATATCGAAAAATACACCACGTTCACGATACCCCAGGACTGGGGAGACGTGGAGACACTCGGCGCGATGGCTGCCGAGGACCCTAAAGATGGAGTTCAAGAGGGTGGAGATGAAATTTACGACCTTATGTATATCTCCAGGACTATAAAGTGGATGATTGAAACCATAAAGGAAGACGATAATACTTTTAATGCCCTTGAAGATGCCGAACGCAAATTGATAACTGACCGTGCCGTGATCGACGCAGTGGTTGCCAAGGCTGAGGGCAAAGAGTGGCGTCTGTTACCAAAAGATGCCGAAGATGCCGAGACTGAAGTTAAGTCTTTAGGGGACTTTGACGAGAAGGAGATTTTTGCCGATAACGATAGGAACGTCCCCGGATTGCGGGCATCGTCTCGTTTGAGGCTGAGAAAGTTTTACGATAAAGCTACAGAATCGTTCTTCACGGTTCCAGAATCAAGATTATATGGAGGGAAATCAGATACATTCAGACAAGCAGTTAGAGAGTGGGCTTGGGATGCGCAAAAGCAGAACTTTACAGTTCCCCCCTCTGATATGGAAGACGTGCCCCCAGACGAAGAAGAAACATTATGGCTTCCCGAGCCACAGGACCTTGTTCGCTATGGGGGGAGATATAGCGACACCGAAGATGGTGTAATATTGAATAATTTCTTTTCATTGTCAGGGAAAAAGATCAAGATATACCAGGGCAACGTAGGGCGTGCTTTTTCAGGGGATGACGAGCGCATGACCATGGAAGACGAGCTGGCCGAGGAAGTGAACACCCTGAACAATAATTCTTCAAATCTAAATTTTGAAGCTTATTTATCAGCTGGGGCCGACCCCCATGTTATCGGGACTGTGAGTTTTTACTTCGAGTTTGATATCGGGTGGGATGGCTCAACGTTTTCGGGCCAGCGAAACTACTATCTTTCAAATTACTGGACTTGGAAAGAGGAGGGCCTCCCTGATGGCCCCGAACGTAAAATTATAAAACCGACCGCTGACTTAGCTGCCGAAGATAAGCTCAGGGATAAGTTCGAGGACACCCTTAGTCGGGTGACGCATCGATTCGATATCCATGATGGCGGGGACCACGAAAGGATAGATACCGCTTGGAGAATCCTGAATTTTGGCAATAGAAAGCAGACATTGAGGTTGGAATTTGAGGTTGAATTCGGCCCCCATGTTGCAGGGGGGAATGCGGGGTTTGTTGAAGACTACACTCGTTGGGCTGTGGCTCTGGAGGGGATACTGGGAGAGCAACAATATTACGAAATAGCACATACTGCGATCCGCAGACTTTTGGTTGGCGAAGGAATGATCGCCAAAAATGAATTCGATCTATTCCACACAGAATTCATCGAGGCCAGTAAAAGCTTAAAAAACTGGGTGTATTATGGTTTCACCCAGGATGATGGCGAACTGGATGAGGAAGATGAAATAAGTTTTGCATTTAGCCCAGGAGGTGGTGGCTGGGGAAAAGTGGAGCTTGGTCCTTTTCCGAGAGGGCTTATGTCTTTTTCCGCCTTAACGTCGAATGCGTGGATTAGTCGCGCTAATGATGTTTACACCCCCCTACTTCATGCCATTGGGGAAGGCGGAACAAAGAAAAGGGTTGGCGACGACCGATGGGCGATGGGAGGCTCAGGTGAGAGCATCATTCCATCCCCTTCGTTTAAAAATGTTTTAGAGAAAAACCTAAAGCCTCTATTGGATGCTGCAAATGTTCGTGGCGCAGAGCGTGGTGGAACCACTAAAGACTTATTGGATATGAAAAACGCAAAAATAAGATTATACGCCGAAAAGGAAAAGAAGACGCGGAGAAATAGTCCTATAAATGTTTTGTTTAGTTTTGTGTATGGTGTAGATGCTGACACAAACAGAGAAGAAGCAACAAGCATGCTGGAGGCGATGAAGTTTATTGATAGATATCCCGAACAATTAAAGAAGGCTTTCCAAGATACATATGAATTTTTTATACAGAGGGCTCTTGGTTTTCTCGAAGCGAGAGAAAAGCTCGTTTTAGATGGAAGCCTGGCGATAGAGGATATCAACCAATTAACGCGAGAATATAGCTCCCGAGCCTTAAGGGGCGACATCAGTTCGGAAGGGATTATGAATGTGATAATGTTTGTCAGGCAAAATTGGAAGATTTTTGAAAAACCAGAGAGATATCATGTCACCAATATGTTGGCGCGTCTCGAACAGCGGGACGAGCCTTGGGATGATTCGTTAGGCCTCCCTCGCGACTGGGATAATGAGGTAAAGAAATACATGGGGCTCCTGGGCGTCGATAAGCTCCGAGGAATGGATGTTAAAACTTATAAGTGGGATGGTCCCTCTATCTCAACACCCGATCCCAAAACAATGCTGGATCTAAAACCTTCGGGTCGCCCTTCTCGCTCTCTTTCAGATCGCGCCAAGTGGATAGCAAAAAATCTCCATAAAAGTGATTCGGAAGCCATCGAGATGGATCGTGAAATAATGAATCTCCCCTTGCAATTTCAAGCTGCGCTGGCTAATGCGATGCGAAACGGAAACACTGAGAGGTTCAATGAGCTTTACGGAGATTCTTTTATGTATCTATTTGAAGGTAAAGGGAAAAAACTGAAAGAGGTTGGCGACTCGCGAGAACCCATCGATCTTCGCATATATAAAGTCTCTTTGGGGTGTATAGTAAATCTAGATGAAGCTGGGATTGATAGTCAGATAGAAAATCAAATTCGAGGAATAGAGGAAGTAACGACTGTTTCTCATATAGCAAAGATGCAACAAAAGGTAGGTGAGCGACGTTTTTATAGGGTGTATGAGGTCAAGTTTGAGCTTTATGGCCAACAAGCTCGCGATACATATCGTGATTCCATACTTGTGCCCGCTGTTAATCGTGAAGTAAAAGGGGTCAAGGTCATCGAGCGTGGCCCTGTCGAAATGACAAAAAGCAAGTTAACAGAGTGGGGTGGGCTGGGTTATTCCGCGCCACCCTATGATCACTATATGCCACAAATGGTTACACCTCGAATTTCACTAGATTCTGTCGTGCAAGATTGGGCTGAGGGTGGCGTGCAGATTTATGACACACCAATGAACACAAACCAGATGCAATATCATGTTATGATGCCTGTCGATGAATTGTGGGGGCATGCAGCACGATTTTATAGAGGAAGCAAGACCGATTTCGACGGCAGATATAAACATTTTATCAAAGATGGGCCGCAGATGCCGGTGTATGTGGCACTCGGCCAGAATGGGAGAGTTAAGATAACAGGAAACGAAGATTTAGTTTGGTTTGCTAAACAATCTGGCTTAGAGGAGTTGCCGGTTTTCTTTAGTTATCAAAAACAAGTATAGGAGGGGGTAATGCTAAAAAAAATAGTTAAAGCTTTGTTCGCGATTAGCATGGGTTCCATTACAGCTGTGGCGGCTTTCGGTGGAGTAATAGACACCATAAATCAAATCCCCTCAACCGCTGAGTTTCAACACCCCGACAACATCGATCCTGCATTGGGGCCACCACTTCGCCATGCTATTCAGCGGTCACGGAAAAGCGTGGTAAGAATCCTCTCTATGACGCCAGAGGGAGCCGTTGCAAGCACTACTGGGACCTATATAAAAGCAAAAGGTAGGTATTATGTAGTTACAGTAATGCATGGCCTTGTAGGGCCTTGTGAGGCTACACGCATATGGACGGAAGCTGATGGCTTCACTGCCTGTAAAGAAATAATAATAAGCAACCCAGCAATAGATTATGCGATTATTGAGGTAGACGAGTTACCGTCTGCCGAGGCAGTTCCTATTCCGAAAAAGCTTCCAAGGGGAGACGAGTGGCTTCAAGCAATTTCCAATCAAGCACAACTATATTATACTGGATATCCAAATAGCACGGGTCCCCTCACGTTTGCCGGTCGAGTGGTTGGATATGCAGAGGGGGATTTTATTTATATGCACTCTTTTGCGTGGAGTGGCGCCAGTGGCTCAGGAGTTTTTTCTCCCGATGGGAAGCTTGTGGGATATTTATTGGCGATTGATGTAGGAGAGACGGTTCACGGTGTGGATGTCTTGGAGGACATTGTGGTTGTTGTTCCGGCATTTAAAATTGATTGGAGCTTGATTTTAGAAAGGTGAAACCAATGGAAATTAACAAAACTGAAATTTTAGAGAACGCTCCTCCCCTCTTGGAGTCACACGATTTAAAGCCCAAAAAGCCAAGCATGCGAGCCCCGGAGGGCATCAGGACCTTCACAGTGTGTCGTCAGAGTGACGAAACTGGCATTTCTGGCGAAGGTGTTGTAATGGAGGGGGTTATGTTTGCAACAGGTCACACTGTCATTCACTGGCTGACGCCTGCTCCTCGTGGTTCTATAGCGTTTTTTGATGCATTTGATGATTTTATCAAAATTCATGTCACTTCCCATCCGGGAAATGGCACAATCATTACGTTTGAAGATGGTGAGCAGACTTTATATTAGGAGAGCAAGATGAGTTGGGAAAAGAACTGGAAAGAATTTTTAATTGAGTCAAAAAAGCGCAAGAAAAAAACAAGTCGTAAATCTGGTGCAGGCCTGGAGAAGTCTCTCAAGTGGTTTTTAGATACGGGCCCACAAAAGAAGGGTGGCTACCCAAAGAACCGCAGGCCTAATTTTCGACGCAAGAAGTTTAATAATATTTCGGCCCCCCCTGGGGCGCCGGGTGGCTTGGAGGAGTCCGAGCAAGAAGAAGAAGTTAACGATGGAGAGCAAATGGAATTTTATGAAATTGAAAATGAAATGCTTGCCACCCCAGGTGAGTATTTGTTGCATGTCCCAACAAAACAGGTTGTAATGTGTGGGGCCCACAAACAAACAGAAGGTCTCATTCGAGTGTTACACAACGGCAAGCTGATAGAGGATAAGGTGCACAACTTTAAAAAGATTCGGGTTGCCCCCAAGGAGAAGATTGTTCGTCGTTGTAGTGGCTGCAAAGGATGACGAAAATATACATATATTGTCTCTTTGATGAGGCGGGGGTTTTTTATGGGGCATACTCCTCTTTGAAAGCAGTTCATCGTGATGCCGTTAAAGTGGCAAATAAGGGCTCTGTAAGTATACATATGGAAGCCGAAAACATTGTTCCCAGGCCCACGCTTACCAATTTGAGAAATGCCTTCAAAGGTCGGTGTGACGTTACTATTCGGTATCGTGGGGGGCCTCACTATGCTGACATTACTAAAACAAAACTAAAAGAATAGTTGATATTTTTTGATATAAAGGGCTTGACTTCGCCATGGAACCGTGTGATACTATGAAGCACAAGGAGGTCTGAATGGCAGATCGATATTTCAGCGAGAGCGAGAAACAGCCGAAGGACGTGGCGAGAAAAGCCCTGAAGGAATATGCCGAGGGGCTTTCATGCCTTCGGTATCAACGCGCAGTTCGATTTGAATCGGATGATGGAGGGGGGCACCTAGTTTTGTATATCGAGGTTGAAAACCCAGCCATTCAAATGGATGCAGAAGTGAAGGACGCCCTGGGTGGAGTCAAATGGATGGGTTGGCGCTATATGGTTGCCAAGGTTCCAGTTGGGTATATTGAAGCAATCGTCAACAAGCGGGACTGAGATGGCTCAAAAACTCATCAAGAGAGGGGACCTTGTTTGTATGTTTCGCAGGAGAGAGCGGGGCTTGGGCATGGTCGTCAAGACAGAACAAAGCGACGAACCTTGGACACACATGGAGCGCACAGAGTATTTTTCAAGTTCGAACAAGAACCGGACCCCATATCAGGACGCATATTATCGTTATGAGGCTGATGTTTATGAGCGTGAGCTTGTAAAGGTGGACTGGGTCGTGAGACCATCGGAATATCGAGGGGAAGTGCTTCACAAACAGGAATGGCTTCCGGTGTCTTGGCTCAAGAAAATTAAAAATACTTCTTGACTTCTTGGGGGACCCCTGATATATTAAGACAGTAATCAAGCCCAGGTGGTGGAATTGGCATACACACGAGACTTAAAATCTTGCGCTCGATTGAGCTTGCGGGTTCGAGTCCCGCCCTGGGCACTTTTTCCTGTTCCTTGTTCGGCTAAAGCGGTGGGAGGCTTTTGAGGTTGCAGGCCATCAACGAGGTGGTAAACTTAAGCTAGATTTTCGTTTCCCTTCGGGGGAACGAGTCGCTGTGCGCTTATAAGTTGCCATTCCGCGAATTTGGTGTCGGAGGAACATTTTCGGGTCTATAGCTCAGTTGGTAGAGCACCGGCCTTTTAAGCCGAGGGTCTTGGGTTCGAGTCCCAATGGACCCACTTACTAAATACTTGGAAGATTAAATGAACTCAAACAGCACAGACACCCCGACCTTCTTCAAGCCCCAGATGGATAGCTCTATAAAGCTGCGCTTTTATCCGTTTAAAGATGGGTCATCTCCCTTTTCCCGCTGGCACTTCAATATGGGGCGCTCTTTGGCATGGAAAATGTTTCCGTGCCCCCGCAGCTGGGAGCGTGAGTGTGTGATTTGTGATACTTGCGAAGCGCGCTGGGTAAAAGACCGTGACTGGTCAGAAAACCCAGAGAACACACTCTGGAAGCGGCTCTTTGCACGCGAGCGAGTTTATACGCCTGCTTTGGTTGGTGAAGAATATGATCCCGTAATTTTCACGACATCGGCCCACCTCTTTAGGAGGGCTGTGGGCTCGTTGGAGCACTATGATTGTCTTTTTCGGGGCTACACATTCACTTACAACCTGGAGAGCGCTGACATACACCCACGGTCGAGCCTTTCTCGCGTGGGTGACAGGACACCGGTTCCTATGGAAACGAATAAGCTTTTGTCGTTGATTGAGTCGGCACCGACATCGAAACAGCTTTTCTTAGAGAGCCTTCCCGACCTCGCGAAACAGAAGGAGCTTTTAGCTTCGTCAATAGCTGAGTTTTGGAACCGGGCAAGCAAAGCTCATCAAAAAAGAAACACTCTTCAGGAGTAGTAATGAAAATAACATTGGCTCTTTTATTGATTGGGGTTGTGGACTCGGTTGACGATGGTGTTGCGGCATCTGAGATTAGACCCCCTGAGGGTGATGAGGTTATGATGTATTTCCCTCTGGAGATCTTCCCGTGCGACATCAAAGAGGGTGACGTGTTTCATCTTACATTTGTGGATGGGGTCACTGAGGTGCGATGTGGATTTCCTATTGACATCGAGGATGAATTGTGATAAAAGCCTCTACATGGACTGTGATTTGGAGGGACTTGGAGACGGATTCCATTCACTACACGCACGAGGGGTTCCCTGGCACTACCGAAGAAGCGTGGGACCACTTTCGTCTCCTCAAGGAGCGTGTTTGGCACATCGTCCTTATGTTTCCAGGCCAGCACTACCCGATCATTAAACTAAATAAATATGTAGATAACTCTTGACTCAGAAAAGTCATTGTGATATAGTCTTTATATAAGCTCCGATAGCTCAGTTGGATAGAGCAACGGCCTTCTAAGCCGTGGGTCATAGGTTCGAGTCCTATTCGGAGTGCTGCTTTCTAACAAGGAGAAGGAAATGGAAGTCATTGTAACGGTAAGCGCAATCTTGGTCACTCTTTTGCTCGCAGAAGCGGGAACCAAATAGGAGCAAAAATGTTTGAGATGCTTTTAAAAGCTCTCGGAGCCGAGCTGCCGAGAGTATGGAGGCGAACAGTGTTTTGTGCCTCTCCAGAGATATGTCAGATTGCTCGCTTGAGGGCCATGCAGACATATGCAAGGCACGCAGGAATAAGTAATACATTTTTGAGATAGTTTTTAAGGGCTCTTAGCTCAGTTGGATAGAGCTGCCGTCTCATAAGCGGTTGGTCGCTGGTTCGAGTCCAGCAGGGCCCATCATTTTTAATCACACACGAGAGTCTTTATGAAACAACATAAGCCAATTCATCTACCATCTCGTGCACAAGGACTCTTGCAGCGCGCTCTTGGCGCCGGCCCAGGTGTCTCCAACGCTTCTGAACAGGAGCGCTTGCGACAAAGGGCTGAAGAGATCCAA